GCCCCGGTCCCATGCCACCTCGATGGCATGGCGGATGGCGCGCTCCACCCGGCTGGCGGTGGTGCCGTTTTTCTTGGCGATTTCCGGGTACAGGCGCTTGGTCACGGCGTTGATATAGTCCGGCTCGTTCATGGTGAGCAGGATGGCATCCCGCAGGAACTGGTATATAATAGGTAGGCAATAAATTCAGCCAAAAATCTCTGTATTTATCGGTGTGCGTGCAAATGATTTATTGTGCTACCAGTATACGACTTCTATGCTCAAATTGCAACATTTTCCGGGGGCAAAAATAAAAGACCCTGTAATTTTCATGGCAGCCCTAGAGGACCAGCATAAATATCACAGGGTCTTTCTTCATCTTACCGGCCACTCCAATCTAAAACAGACCTATCGGGTCAACGATGAGTGTCAGATGAAACTTATTCAGGAAAAACCAGAAAAACATTCAGTTTGGATTCATGTGCTCGTCCATTTTCTAGTTTTACCCATCTGATATAAATCCGTCATAAACTTTTAACATCCCTTTAATTGAATCCATTTTTATCACGTGATACACTATTCCCGAAAAGAGATAAAGAAAAGACAAACGAAAAAATCTTTATAGCGAACGGAGGTGAATCAAATGGAACCCATTTCTAAGGCACTTCTGCTCTTTGCTGGCAACATGGAGCAGGTTATGTCTGAAGTTATGACGTATGAGCAGCTGCGTGAAGCTATGCTTACCGGCTTTGCAGCATACGAATAATAACTAGGATGTAACTTTCACACGGTCTTTGGAACTAGCACTTCCAAGGGCCGTTTTTATTTGCCGTTCAGCTTCCGCTGGCGTTCATATTCCACATCAGCGGCCAGAGCCTCCTGCGTGAACGAGTTGTTCTTCCACCAGGCCACGAGAGAAGCCACGGTCGTGATACCGACACTTACCAGCTGCTCCAGCTGAGCACTCTCGATTGGAAGAACCGGCTTGCCCAGAGCAGAAAGCACCTGATTGGTCAGCGCCAGCAGCAGAACAGCAGTTCGTGCGATGGTACCGGCCGAGATGCTGCGGTTCGTTACAATATGTGCATTCATATGTTAGTCCTCCTTGATTGGCAGACCCTTGGCGCGGGTGTACAGCTCTGTGCCAGTCCCATTTCCGCCAAGAGCATGATAACTACTATAAAGGTATTCCAGATTTTTTAATGCCGCTGTGTCAATATACCCCTCTTTGATGAAAAAGGTGCACATCTGATACAGTCGGTCATGCATGATAGCGAGCAGACCGTCCTTGATGTTCTTGTACTCGGTCATCTTTTTGATAAGATAGCCCCAGCCAAAACTAAGCAATCCGATTGCCCACTCCATCCAGTGAGCGCTGATGAAGGAAAGAATACTCTGCATTGGTGCTCACCCCCTCCATCGGCTCTTTTCTTTGCGCACATCCACGTGCACCCAGCCGTTCGCTCTGCCAAGGCCGGGAGGATAGATACCCACGCCTCCCCTGCCTGCAAGCAGCTTGTCCGCATAAGCATAGACCTGCTCCACGCTGATGCCCTGCACCTGAATATCCGCCGCTTTGCCATAGAGGTGCTGGCTGTACTTGGCTGCTTTTGCAACCGTGGCGTTATGTGCAGCTGTACGGAATGCACTCGTGATGGTCACAGACTTGTTGAAGTGGGTGCGAATCTTCTCCAGGATCTCCACAAGCTCTGCATCCACGAAAATCGGGTCAGAGCCGTCTCGACAATAAAACTCCCGAACCTTGAAGTGTTCCGAGAGTTTCAGGTTGCCGTTCTTCAGGAGAGAATATGCTTCGATACTCATACGCCCTCCTTATTCCTCGGAGGTCACATCTGCTTCCTCACTTGTACCCTCAGTGCTACCCTCGGTCTCTGCCGCAACAGGAACCTCAGCAACCGGCGCTGCTGCTACGGCCACTTCTTCCTCTTTCTGTACGGGATAGCTTTCGCCGGTGATTTCCTCGTACTCGCTGGCGGTGATCCAGCCCTTCTTCACGGCATTCTCGACCTGACGCTTGCTCCAGAAGCCGCCTTTATAATAGGTACGGACCAGATTGTACTTCTTGCTGTGATTTGCCATTTTGAATTCCTCCTTACAGCTCGGGATCAACCATCATGCTCAGATAGTCCAGCTGTGCCTTCAGAGCCATCTGCTCCAGTTCCTCTGCCGGAATATCCCGCAGGATGAACCACCACTCTTCGCCCATCTTGCTGATCTGCACCAGCTCCATGTTCTCATGCTTCTCGATGGTGTCGCCGCCTTCGATGGTCACCTCTGCCAGATTGTCCTCGAACATCTCCTCGGTGACTTCGGTGGTACTGATGAAGTTGTTACCGTTCAGCTTCAGGCCGCTGAGGGATGTGCCATCAGCCAACGTAACCTTCCATGCCCTTTCTTCCATGTTACACTCCTTCCGAACAGCTTCACGTACAGGCTGTTCATTTTATAGATTTGGTCGCGGCTCATATACTTGTAGTTCCCGCTGAGCCAGGAGCGAAAATAACCATCAATTTCTTCCACGGTTACGATTCCTTTGTCCAGCAGGCGCTTATAAGCCTTTAGTTTACGGCGTTCTCTTGTGATTGCTTTTGGGTGAATTCTTCGTACAACCACTCCATTTTGAAGCAACGTGTACTTTATCTGAAGATAACGATACTCGCCAGAAAGCTTGCAGATGTGCGTCTTTTTCTCATTGAGAATCAGCCCGTACTCTGCCGCGATTGTCTTGACACCCTCTAAAACCTTCAGAAGCACTTCTTTGCTCCGATGGATGATATGCATATCGTCAGAATAGCGGCCTTGATGCTTCATGCCGCAGACGATTTTACAGTAGTTATCGATTCGGTAAGGAAATGTGATACCAATGTTTTGCGCCAGCTGGTTGCCAATATCGGCTCCCTTTGCCAGCATCTTTTCACCGGTCAAAAGCTCTTTCGGCACGCCCATGTTCATAAAAGGGTCAACCTTGCCATTTATCATGGCTTCAATGTCCTCGTCCGAGAATCGGCTGACATCCATCTCGAACGTCTTGAAAATCTCATCCATCAAGTCCTCGGTGATAAGCCGAAGTTCATCACTCAGACCGCTCTTTTCGAGTAGCTCGTGAAGCACCGCCTTACACGGTTCATGCTGAATGTTCGCATAGTACCCGCTGAAGTCGATAAAAAGCACATACCCTTCATTCGTACCTTCTTCGTGGTAGTAGTTACGCAGGTCATTTTCAAAACGCCTTCGATGAAATGCTACGCCTTTCCCCTTCTGAGATGCCGAATTGTCGTACTGTAGAAACTTTTGTAGATATGGAGTCAGCACCTCGTCACAAATTACATGATTCACTGCCTTGTCAGGGGTCACGATGCTGGAAATGAGGCGTTCCTTTCCTCGCTCACGATATCGGAACTTCATGCTCCCTTTCGGATGGTAAGTTCCATTTTGAAGTGCCTTCTGTAATTTTGCTGTGATGAGAAGCTGATTCAACTTATAAAGTTTCGAAGCATACTTAAACTGGGAGCCATTCATTGCGCGGTCTCCCGCATCATAGAGAACGTTTGTGTCGTAATAAGGATTCATTTTGCCTCATAAACTGCGCTGTAAGTTCATCGGTCGTAACCGGAACCGTCACAGTTATCATTCATCGGGTTATCTCCCGAACGGATAGCCTTTCCTTTCCCATTGCCGTGCAGGGAATCCTGTCCATAATGCACGGATGTGAAATCGGGACGAACGCCATTCTCATTCGAAGCGTTGTTGTAGTTCGCATTACCGTTGTTGTTCACATTCGCGAAGTACGTAGACGAAACTTTTCAAAGGCTACCCAATTGTTGTTATTCGGACTTTGCGGCTGCCTGAATGTGCGGTAGGAAACGCCCGTTATCAGATTGCCGCAATTTTTTAATGAGGTTGAAGTCTTTCTCAAGCTTCAATACAATGCGCGTGTATTTGTTTTTGTCAGCAGGCAGAACTTTTGCAATATAGTTCAGTTCGTCCTGGAGCACATTGCAACATTCCAGCGCTTTGTCCAGTTGCAGTCTGCGCTCCTCAAACTCACTCATATAGACAGGACTAATCGTATTGGCTGCCCGAAGGTGTGCCGATATTCCGCGAGAAAGCCTCAGAACCTCGTCCCGCTCTTTCTCAATAAACCACATACTAAAGTCCTGATTAGTCTCCCGAAGTTGAGCTGCAGCTCGTTCCCGCAGCGCATCATCCTGAATATAATCCGTGACTTTACGGATGTGCTGTTCCAGCCGTTTTTCGCTGTACCCAAAAGTCAGCATCAGCTCTGTTGTAATTTCAGAGCGAATGTTCTGGGCCAGCGCCAAAGCATCCAATGTGGTCGCTTTTCTCCTACTTTTAGGAATATTAGACACGCAAAAATCCTTCTTTCAAACAAAAAATAACGGCGGCACAAGGCCGCCTGATGGTTGATCAGCCGATGGGGAAAGCGGGACGAACGCCACCCTCAGCCGAAGCGCCGTAGTAGTTCGCATAACCGTAGGCGTTCACACGCACGAAGTACGCAGACGAAACCACATCACGCAGCCAGAACCACTGACGGTTCGAGATCATATGCGGTGCAAGCTGGAACAGAGGCAGCTGGCTCTTCTCCACCGTATAGTTCGTGGGAATCGTGCTGCCATCGCTGGCAGGAGCAAAGATATGGCTGCCGTAGACCATGTTCTCGTTCATCAGCTCCACATCACTATCGAACCATGCGCCGCCCGAGGGCTTACCATTGGTCACGGCGTTGGCCAGGTAGACGCGATGGGTCAGCACATGGTCTGCACCAAATACTGCAACCGCCTTCTCCTTGGCCTGTGCCAGACCTTCCAGACGCATCAGGCTGTTGACATAACCGCCCTCAGTCGTATTTGTTGCGTTCATGTTGTGGGTGTACAACTGGGTGTCCGGTACGATGACCGCATGGTGACGATCGAAACTGGTGTCACCGCACTTCAGGTAGTAGTCAAAACCACCAATACGATAGTTCACACCACCGCTAGCCCAGTAGTCACCCACATACAGGTCGTCAAAGCTACCCGCCTTGATGGCTGCCAGCTGCGCCTCCGTGGGAGCAGAGCCCAGGTTCTTACCGCGGAAGATGCCGTTGTGTGCAGCAGCGGAAGCAGTCAGAACAGCCTCCAGACCAGTAGCCGCCTTTTCGGTTGCTGCCTGAGCCTTGCGTGCTGCATCTGCGCTTGCCTGCGTTGCAGCGATCAGCTGCTCCCATGTAGTGCTGCCCGCATCGGGAAGGTCTGCCGTTTCGGTGCCGCTGTTCTCGCCAACGGTGTAAGGAACATCTGCGCTGGTGACGATTACGCCATCACGAATGCCTTGGAAGGTCACCTTACCCTCGCCAGAGATTGCGGTCACGATAGCCGGGACGTTTGCCACGTTGTTGGCGAACAGAGTTGCCGGAGGCGTGATCTCCTTGTTCGGGGTGTGCCAGTAGGCGCTGATGGTCAGATTTGCCCATTCGTCACGGGGCGAGATGTGCAGAGCATAGACACTCTTGTTGCCCTCATAGCCCATGTTCAGGGTACTGCTGCCATCTGCCAGCTGTGCCTGACCATTCTTAGAAAGGATCAGATTCAGTTCAGTCATTGATAAGTTACCTCCTCTTCTTCGGTCTTATCTTCGGTTGTGGTCGGTTGCGGAGAATAAACAAATTCTCCATTTTGAATTTTATACTGCAGGATGATGCCCCGGCCATCCGGTATCTCATCCGTATACAGCAATCCATCAGGTGGATGGTCACGGTCCACGGGGAAAGAATCGTTTACCTTTCCAATACTGGTAATCGTCCCATCCGCTTTATACGTTGTAGCGTACATAATACCACCCCTTAAAGAAATCCATAAATAACGACTGGCACACAGCACTGATTGTGAGCATCGAACTTTGCGCCGTATGTCACATCAGTCCACGGCCATATCCACTTGTCCAGCTTTTTGGTTTCGTAGTAACCGCCTGGTCCAAAGGTGATCCCGTTTTTACTGGCAGTTACCTTACGTGCACGAGATTTATCCCATACATAGGAACAACGTGCTTCCTTTCCATTCAGCACTACAATCGTGTACTGAATCAGACCACCATCTGTCGAAGCGCTATCAAATGGGCTTGTGTAATATTCCTGACAGCCAATTGCTATTGCCGCATAGGATGCCAGACGCCCATCTGAGCAGATAACTGTCCCTGATGCCATGCCAGATGTGGGATCAGCATTTTCCCAAAGAGGCACTAGATTACGGATGCCGTTGAAAACCAGTCCTTCGTCAGTCATGGTTACGTTGCTACTCCCATTGGGGCCAACCTGAATTCCACCTGCACCATCTTTGATGTAATCCGTTGCTGTTTTTCCGGCTTCAATGGCCTTGGTGTCGTCGGTATATTTCGATGCTCTCACCCAGTCACTTGCTACATAACTGCTTCCGCTTTCACGGTCATGCTGACAGCACAAAATATCACCGCTATCGCCTTGTACCCAAAGGTCGCCAACCTCATACGGAGGATACGGCTGGGTGCTGAAGCAACGCACTTTTCCGTCAGCAGTAGACTGTGCCCGCGAGGCATTCGTCAAAGCCTGCTGAACTTGCTTGTCTTCGATGACATCCCAATAGTAGCCCTCACTATTCTCTGTCCAGCGGTATCCAATACCCGTTGACTTGTCATAATACAGGTCACCGATGTGAGCATGCTTCGCTTCAGGTGTTGCCCACTCAACAGCTGGATAGTTTTCTGCTGTAGGAACACCGGGATAGAACCAGGAGCAAATGCTGCCATCTACTTGTGTTTGCAAAGAGTCCATACGAGTCATTGCATCAAGAAGATCCTGTGCATTCTGAGTACCAAGTTCCAGTGCGCTTTCCATTTTATACTGGTAGGTTCGCTTATAAGATGCAAAGCTTCCGGACATGGTTTCAAAGTCCAATCCGAACGTATACTCTGTGTTTTCAAGATTATCGAGCGTGAATACGATCTTGGAACAAAGAAAGTCCGAACTGATTTCGTGTGGTAGGCTCACGACATGGACCTTATCACCAAAATCAATTTTGTCAGTATTGACATTGATTCGATGCAGATCAAATGCTCGAATCGTGATTTTGATTGCCATCTCAACAGCCTTGTTCAGCATTCGTTGTCCGTTTGCTTTCAAAGTGTTTCGATTGGTTACATCTTCCCAGATAACTGATTTTTGGATTTTGCCAAAGAGCGCAATGGCGCTATCAGACTGCAAATAATTTTTTCCGCCATTTACAAGCTTGATGTCAACGCGGTTTCCCTTGCTGTCAGCTTTTCCAAGCGGAATGATTTGTGTGTAAACGTTGGAAGCGTCCACGTATTCGCTCAAATCCAGAAGATTTTTTCCAAATTCGATAATCTGACTGGATGCTTTTCCGATGTCTTCCACAAAATCAATGTAGGAAACACCTTTTTCTCTCCGAATGTACAAATATCTGTCATAATCGCTCAGGTCTACTTCGTTCTTGCCCACTTTACCGGTAGATGCTCCGATAAGGTTGCCAGAAATAAGATTCCAGACGTTCGTATAGTCCGTTGTTTTGGGATAGATAAGAACATCCGTAAAGGCTCCTCGCACATTACCAAGCTTTATCATTCGCTCTTCTGAACATTCAGAAGCATAATGCTCAATCAACTTCTTGAAATACTCCCCCATTTTAATTCCTTTTTTGGAATAATCATGCGGTTCGTACTGAATGTCGTTCAGAAAAGCCAGCTCACCTTCGCAAGTAACTGCCTTGGTGTTGTAAAAGTCTTTCGCGTCGTTTAATACACGACCTTTCCAGAGCACCTCGTCATCTTCTCGAATCGTGATGATCGTCTTCAGTTTTTTCAAGCTGGAGTACATCGGATTGATGGATGGCAAATTAAACGTAAAGCTGCCTGCTTTATTCAGTTCAAGCGTAGCCTGAGGCTCTGTAATAGCATATCCCTCATTCAACAGGCGTGGAGAATAAAACAGCTTGTCGTCAGCATACGCGCTAAACATGCTATAACCATCCTCCAATCGCCTGTAAGCTTACTGTGCCATAGCCCTTTGCAACAATAGACGTTGTTTCTCCCGGTATCAGCATGATAATAGGGTCAACCCACGTGCCTTTTGCAAGCGATGTTGTATACCGTCTGCTAGACGTTGCGAACTCAATGGACATAGTATCCCCAGAAGACAATTCGATGCCCAATTTCGGGCAAATCGGCTCGCCCGTATAATTGCTGACCGAACCAGAGAAAATTGTAGCGCTGCCATTAACGGCAGTTTTCACAACTTTTCCAATGTCCGCAAACTTATGCTTATACGGGTTCAAGCTGTAGTTTATGGTGAGCACGGTGTGACCATTGCTTTGCTTGGGATTGTCCACCCAGCATCGGCCTTCATAAAAATAGGCCGCATCTTCTTCCAGGCTGACACGAAGTCGTTTGCCCTGAAGTGCGGCCATCACCTTGCTGTATATCGTCATAAAGGGTTCGATGTCGTTTTCTACATAAAAATCCCAGCTTCCTTCTCGCATATTAAATACCGGGTAGCCCGTCAGTGCTTGCGCTGCGTCAATTACACCGCTGCCACCCGGCAAGTCGATATTATGCGTTTTTTCGGTCGGAGGTACAACGATGGGGCGTTCTGCAGGCGTGAGGTGCCAATCAGACCACGTGTTGTACTGTCCAAAGTTCACAGAATACTCGCGTTCCAATTAAATCACTCCTCTTTCTGCCAGAATGTTTCTTCCGCCCATGTTAGAATCGATTTTTGGTGCCAGCTCGCCAACAGTCTTTCCGCTGTCAAGCACAAGCTTCATTTTGCTGATAGATTCTGCCATTCGATCCACGCGATTGCCCAACTGACCAATTGCATTTACCACATCGCTATTGTCCGACTGAGACTTCGTAAGGAGTCCATTTTGATTTCCGCCAATCCTCTGTGCTAATTCATTGCTACGATACACCCGCTCCGCCGTTTCCGCAGAAGGTGTGTACGCCTGTGTAGCTGCCCAGCTGGTCGGAGATGCATAGTCGGAAAGGTTCAGCACCGGCGTAAAAATCGGTTCAGCGCTCCCCTGTCCGGTAGCAACGTCATAGAGCATTTGGGCTGCATTTGTGGCGATATCCAGTGCAGAAGATGTCATGTCGTCCATAGAACGATTCACGCCATCCTCGGTGCTGGTGATACCATTTGCAAAGCCCTGCCCCATGTAAGCACCAAGCTCCGCCATGACGGTCGAAGGCGAATGGATGCCGAAAATGCTCTTAAAGCCATTCACGATCCAACTGCCCAGACCCTTAATGCCATTCCAGATGCCAGAGGCCACACTGGTCACGCCGTTCCAAAGACCCTGACCGATGTTCTTTCCGACTTCCCAGATTTTCTTGAATACATTGCCGATGCCTTCCACCAGGTTGGACACAAAGTTTCCGATGCCCTCAGCAATATTCTGGAATAGATTCGAGATCCATTCGCCAAAATTGGCAAACCATTCTTTCACCTTATCCCAGTTTTTGATAAGTGCAAAGCCTGCCACACCAATGGCCGCGATAGCCAGCATAATCAGGCCAAGTTCCGGTACCGTTATACCAATAACACCTGCAATAGTTGTCAGAACACCCATGACAGCTTCACCGACGCCCGCCAGCGCACCGCCTTCTCCAAACAGCCCCATAACAACCTTACCGACACCTGCCAGTAAGCCGCCATCCTCAAAGAGCTTACCAATGAAGGAAGCAATTTTCGGCATGTATGTTGTAAAGCCATTCTTGACCGTATCCATCAGAGTCTTTCCGAAGTCAGACCCGAGGAAATTCAGTAATGCACTGATGGTCGAGCTGATAGCTGTACCGTAATCGCCATTCATAGCTGCTACCACAGCAGACATAGACGCTGTAATGGTTTCCGCAGCACCGTCACGCATATACAGACCAATAAAGTTTGAAAGTTTCTGTGCAATTGCCGGATACGACTCCTGCACTTTGCCCCACGCTTTATTGAATCCGTTCGAGATGGACTTCCAGTTATCAGCAATGGCAATACCAAGCTGCATGGTAACCTTCTTTGCATCATCGCTCATATTAAGTGCATCCGCAAAAGCTTCCGCATACCCAATAAAGCTATAACGCTCGTTCTGCAGTTCGTGGAGAGCTGCCAGCCCATCGTCTATATTCTGCGTTCCGGCCTGTACATACTCGTTATACTTGTCGTAAGCATTCGTGGTGCGCTTCAGCTGATAGGACATATTTCGCAGCGCAGCACCCATGTTGATGGTGGAGGTCACAACGCCATAATCACCATCTTCAAACAGCTTCAGAAGAATACTCTGCTGATTGGAATAGGTCTTCATCTCCAATGCATAGCGCTCATTCTGCTTATCGAACCTATCAAGTTCAGCATTGTTCAGGTTGTTCACCAGCTGCTGATACTCGATTTGCTCTTTCAAATAACGCGCATATGCTTCTTGGGTCTTACGACTCTTCTCTCCGAACGCATCCTTGGTTTTCGTGTACTCTTCTTCCGCCGTGGTCAATACCTTGGCCTGAATCCCGATTTTCTTGTTGATAAGTTCGATCTGTTTATTTGCCTTCTCGGCAGCAGTTGCAGTCTTTTCGTATTTGCTGCTCCAGAAGCTGTACTCATTTTCTGCAGCGCTGCTTTCGTCGTCATATCGATCAAACAAATCGGAATATGTATCTTCGTATTGGGTTTTCTTCAGATTTTCCAGTGTAGCCTGCTCGTCCATAAGGGTATTGTAGGCTTCGCGTGTCTTGTCATTATTCTTGCCCACTCGTTTGAGAAGCGCGTCATATTGCTCCTGCGCAATCTTCACACGGCTGGTTTGCCGAGTGATCTTTGTGCCGATATATTCGCTTCTTTTCTGGGCAATTTGCTCATTGGTTGCGATGTCACCTTCGCGGGCTTCCCACAGAGAGTATTCCTTATCGGCCGCTTCCAACAAATATTTGTTGGCTTTCAGCTTCTTGGAATAGTTCTCGGCAATCTGCTCCGCCAGAGTTTTTCCGGTTTTCTTCGTCGAGCTAGTGCGGCCCGTCGTAGTGGGCTTTGTGGTCGTAGAGCCAGAACCACCCAGCGTTTTCAGAATATCCTCGGCTGTTGTGGTCGTTCCACCAAACACGCCGCTCAGGGCACCAACAATATTAGTAGCTTTATTCGTGACATCGGTCTTGGTTGCATCCATACCACCAAGAAGGGTCGAACGGATGCCACCATTCAATGCCAAGAGACTGTTCTGCACCCCATCTGTCTGGCTAAAGCCAACGCACATGCCTGCCAGAATATTGCTGGCATCTCCCTGAGAAACGGTACTCGGGCTATGAATGCCCCAATAGTCTCTGAACTGGCTATTGATGGTGGAAGAAATATTGCCGCACGCTGCCATAATAGCAGCCATACCAGCAGAACCTTCCATCCCCTGTGCCAGGCCCATATCCAGCCAGTAGCCGTTTTCCTCCATCATGGTGCTAGGGGAATTGATGCCAGCTGTTTCTCTGGTAGCATCCTCTACCGTTTTGGCCAGATTGACGCTACTTTCCCTAACATCCTTCTGGCTGTTATTCATGCCTTCTGCCAGTTTATCACCAACAGATTTGCCATACTCGGTAGCATCACGTTCGTCTGCTGCTTTGTTGGCTGCTCCGAATAGCCCATCTAGCAAGCTGCCTTCCTTGAACCAATTTGCAGGGTTGAATTTCTCGCCAATAAAGCTCGTAATATTCGCCCACAAACTGCTTAGAGCACCCTTAATGCCGCCTCCTTCGCCGCCACCGCCATCCCAGGCCCATGCAATCAAGTCGATGATGGTCTGGATTGCTACAGTACCCAGCGTGAACAAAGCCTGTCCAATGGGCTCACTGCACTGCACGATAACGTTACAAACCGTCACGATAAGCTGAGCCAGTGCATTACCAATACTTGGTGCTGCCTGTGCAATGCCATCGCAAACTGCCGTAATAATAGCCGCAATAGAAGTTGCAATGGTCCCGGCAATCGTGGCCAGTCCTTTAAAAATACCAGCTACAAATTCAACCAGTAGCCATGCCACAGCCTTGATTCCATTCAGAAATACTTGGAAGTTCAGACTATTCAAAAGGCTCAAACTTGACGCCAGATTTCCAAAGAACTGAGACACAGACGCCAACGCCATAAGTGCACCAAGACTAATAGCCAGTGCACTCATAGCAAGAGATAGTGCCGTAATGACTGGTGTCAACGGGGCTAGAATGAACGCAGCAGCTCCAACCACACCGAATGCACCCGCAATTGCCAGCAGTCCCGTTCCGATTTGTGCAAGGCTTAAATTGCCAAGTCCTGTCAGAGCCGGAACCAGAAGGTTGATTGCCACGGTCATGGTAGTCAGCGAAGCCGCTGAACCGAGGGTGCCCTTGGTCAAATTCAGCGCAAGGACGAATTCTGCAAGAGCGCCACCAATTGCAATGAGACTCTTTTTTATGCCCTCTCCGTCCAAACCGGAAATGGATTTCATGGCTCTGCTGAGAACGACCATGCTACTGGAAAGAATGAGCACGGAAGCCGAGCTGGCAAGCATTTTCTTTGAAAAGCCTGCAACAATTCCAAATGCTGCAAACTCAGTCAGCGCAGCGCCGACTGCAATCAATCCATTTTGAATCTCGTTCAAATTCATGCTGCCAAACTTTGCAACCGCAGACTGAAGAATGTTTAGAGCCGTTGCCAGCAGAATAAGTCCGGTCCCCTTCAGAACGCCGAGTTTATCAAACTTGGATGCTGCCAGAAAAGCGCCAAGTTCAACGCAAAGAATGCCGATTCCCGTAAGACCAACCTTCATCTGGTCCCAGCTCAGTCCGCTCATGGCGTTTACAGCGCTCGCCATGATCCGAATAGCTGTCGCAAAGGCAATCATTCCGGTAGCGCCCTTCATGAACTTACCGCCAGTTTTGGAGAGCACGACCGAAACAGCAGTCATCCCGCCCATGATAGAACCAAGGGCAACGATGCTCGAAACTAACTTTCCGCTGTCGATAGATGCCAGTTTTGCAGCAGCACCTGCCAGAATGAGGACACTCGATGCCATAGCAACCATTGCCACTGACATTGCACCAAGCTTAGCGCTTTTTGTTTTTCCGCCAAATTTATCGAGCAGCAAAAATGCACCGACAAGTTCGCCAATTGTTGCAGTAAGTGCGCCAATCCCGCCAGCTAGTCGCTCCGGCTTGATCATGGATAGCACTGTCAAAGATGCCGCCATAATGGCAACAGCCTTTGCAATTGTCATCATTGTTTCGGCTTTCTTGGACTGCTTCCATGCATCAATTGCCTCACCAAGGGAGTTGAGCACATCTTTAATAGCATTAACGGTGTTTTTAATGCTTCCAATAACATCACCTGCACTGGAAGTCAGCTCTTGCGCTCCCTTCAGGAAGCCCTTGACACCGGCAAGAATACCCACAACTAAGCCACTGTTGATAACATTTGCAAGTTTCTCGGTGTCAAGACTGTTAAAGGCTTCCTTTGCGCTTGCACCAAACCCCTTAAAGATTTTGTCCGCCGAAGAGCCAAATGCATAAAGTCCTGGTGCAATAAAGTTGATGAAGGAAGTGAACCACTCGCCAAGGGTCTTTAACGGGTCGAACACGACAGAGACGTTATTCGACACATTGGTCAATACCCCTGCAAAGGCCTGCATTCCTTCGGACACTTTCCCAATAATCCAGTGGATACCATCGAGAACGGTCTTAAATACGGTAGAATTGTTGACTGCATTGGCCATCTCGACCAAGCAATCGCCCAGTGCTGCTGTAATGCTTAAAAAGCCGCCAGCAAGTGGAGATGCAGCATTGAATACTTCTCCCAGAACCTTGCCAACGGCTAAAAGTACATTTCTTCCAACATTCAGCACTGCAAAAACGCCACTGAATGTCCGCTCGATTTTATCTGCAGTTTCATCGCTGATGCTGAGCTTTGCAGTAAAGCTATCAATTGCTTCGGCAATGCTGTAAATCTGTTCGGCGTTGACAGGAGAAAACATCTTCTGCCATGCCTTCATCACAGGTTGAACAACTTTTTCGATAGCCTCAAAAATGTTCCAAATAGACTGGATCAAGTGCTCTCGGCCAGAGAGTTCACCAATCTTTTTTGAATACGTATCCAGATTCAAACTGCCGTCAGCAATTTTCTGATTAACTTCTTCAAAACTCTTTGCCAGAGCTTTAACCTGCGTCGGGTCAAGCCCCTTTGCCATGAGCTCCTTGTCGCTCAGTTTACTCAGTGCCTGCAACTGCTGGGTCGATTCATCCAATCCATTTTGAAGCTGCTCCGCAGAAACACCGCCCTGCTGCAAAGCCTTGGCAAAACTACCGGCATCATCGATCTGTTTTTGGCTGATAGAACCATTTGCAAGCATGACCTTTTCCAGCATCTGACTATAAAAGTCAGCACTGTCGCCCAGTGCGGTGCGCAACTGCTGCCAGCCACTGTTCAGACCCCCCTCCAGCACCGTATTACGGGCTTCGGACGACTTGTTGATCAGGTCTGAAAACACATCACTGAACTTTGTAAAAAGCTCCTTTGCCTCTTCAAAGTCACCGATAACAGTCTGCCAAGTCTGGGTCCAGCCGGACTGCAATGCCTCTGCCAAGGTGTCTTTCAGCTGGCTGAAAGTTTTAACCTTCGTTGCAGCATCGTTTGCAGTCTTGCCCATCTCCATGATTTTCTTGATTTGCTCATCGGTATAGCCGATGGATTTCAAAGTTTCCTCATTGAGATCGCCCGTGAATTTCTGAAGCGTCTCGGTCAGAATAGAAGAAGTCAGCCATCCCTTGGACAAGGTTTCACGGAAGGAACCTTCTTTTGCAATCATGCTGTCAATGGCGACACCATGCACACGAGCCGTTTCTTTCAGCGCATCTTGGAATACCTGGCCACCCATGCCTGCATTGACCACAGAGTTCCAGTCCTGCAACTTCACAGTACCAGAAGCCAGTGCCTGAGAAAGCTGGTACATGGCGGTACTAGCCTGCTGGCTGGTCGAACCGGATACGGCTGCAAGGTTTGCAATACCCTTGATGGCTGCAACAGATGTATCCAAATCAACACCTGCTGCTGTAAATGTACCAATATTACGGGTCATTTCCGTAAAATTGTAGATCGTCAAGTCAGCGTAGTGGTTCAGTTCGTCCAACGCAGCATTGACCTGGTCCAACGTAGTACCTTTACTCGACGTGTTCGCCAGAATCGTCTGAACTGCATTGATCTGGGTTTCGTATTCCTGAAAGCCACTAATAATGGGGTCAAGCGACAGAGCCTTTATGAGTCGTTCTCCGGTCGCGATGGCTTTGTTGGTAATGTTGGTCAGTGCCGTAACGGCAATTACATTAACGGCCGAAAACTTGCTCTCGATAGATTCCAGCGCTTTGGTCATTTCCGAAAAATCGACCTTTTGGGAGGCAGAGCTAATGCGCTCAAACCCTTTTTCTACGCCTTTGAACTGAAGTGACTGCTTCAGCTTTTCTAAGGTGCCCATGGTCTGTCGGGTGCCTCTCTCGAATTGCGCATTGTCAAATTGCATTTGAACAACACGCTCGTCGACTTCCCTGCTCATTCTCTCTTTACCTCCTCCCATGCTCGCTGAGCGATTTTATCGAAAATCGGCTTCATCGCCGGATTGATATAGTCTGTTCCCTGCACATACCCGCCGTTTCGGGTGCCATGTCCGTATTGCAGAATTACCGCAATGGGCACACCGTCCACAATGTTCGAGTTCGACCATGTTATGGTGATAGAGCCCGTCCCCTTATGAACGGTATAACTCCAGCTGTTTGCAGTTGTTCCGGTGTCCTTCGGCGTTGCCGCACGCAATGCTTCCACACCTTCCTGACCATACTGATTCAGGATTGCATCCAAATTCAGTCTGTTGGCTCGTTTCAAAAAATCGCTCGTTCGCCTGAAATCGCCTTTTTGTCGAAACATCACCACTTTTGGCATCGTTTATCCCCTCGTACCAAATTCCTTCAGGCGTTTTTCATTCAATGCACGCTGTCTGCTAAGAGCCTCGCTTTTGCTCATCTTCTTAGGCGGCTTCCGTTCCTCGTTGCAAACTCGAATCAACGTGAATAGACGGTTAAGATGCCACTTTTCGCATTCCAAGGGAATGTGGGCGGCAAACATACGCGCATAAATTGCCTCGCTTGTTAAGGCTTTTACTTTCACCTTAATCTTAGGGCGAGGCTTACTCTTCTGCGGTATTCTGGGCTCGCACGGTTTTGGCTCACCCGGAAACCAGGTTGCCGTCATCGGTTCGTCCATATATTTGTAAATGGCTGCCATGTTCGATTCTGTCAGTCGAAGATACACGCTCGGCTCAACACCTTGCGTAACCGTCATACACCGAACATAATCGACCATCTGTTCCCTTGTCAGTGAATCGTTACCGAAAAAAGGAACATGCCACTTCATTTCCCATTTAGACAGGGAGACAAGCGAATGCTCTAACCGGAGCGTTACAGCGTTCAGCTGCACAAATTCCTGCGTTCGTGCATCCCAATATTCCTGTTTAGGAATTGTGATTTTCAGCATTCTGCCTGCCTCCCTGTGCTGTTAAATGTTAGCCGTTAGGCAGTGCGATAGGCGCATTGCCTGCGATCTGAGGTGCGGGTTCAGCCTTCGCAGGCTTGGTATCGCACAGACCATTGATAAAGGCAATTGCCTTCTCCGTATTGGTGACAAGCGACATATAGAAATCGCTATAGGCCTGAGTAGCCTCGAAATCTGCAAAGATCTCCGGACTCTTCTCAAAGCGACGGCCGTCCTCGCTCTTCTTGCCGTAGGAAATGCGCAGAACATCCTGGAACAGCTTAACCAACTCCAGCTGGCTCTTGGCGTTCACGATCTTCTTGATGTACGCCTCCATGCCGCCCTCCTTGGAAAGCGACAGGTTCAGCACTTCTGCCTCAGTCAGATTGAAATAGAAGTCTTCGGTACGCTCGGTACCGCCAAAGTCCACATAGGTCAGAGTTTCGGTAATCATTTTTCTTTCTCCTTTACAAAGTTGATTCCATTTTGAATGAATCAGGTGGTCATCAGCTTGATAACCTCATCCGGCAGCGGCAGATACGGGGTGGTGTTGGCAGTGCCGTACAGAATGTTCAGCAGCTTCTCCATCTTGGCCTGAGGCACCTTGGTACTATCCAGCTCCATATGGGCGGTGGGCTTATAGCCAGTCACCTTGACAGGAGTGGTATCGCAGTCCCAGCTGAAGGTCTCAGCGTCCGGGCTGTCATTGTAGGACTCGTGGCTGCGTTCAGAAGGAGATGCAGTTGCGCCCCACACCAGATGCAGGGTAAAGCCCAGCTCATCATCTTCATCGCTGCCAATGAGGGTCTGCCAGGTCAGGCCAAAGGGTTTACGCTTCTGCTGGCTGATCGTCACGCCAGGAGCCACCTCCGCGCTGCCGTCGCACTCGCCGAACTCAGGCGGATAGAAGTAGGCCTCCGGGGTGAAATTATACTTCTCGCCTGCACGGATGCTGCCGTACTTGATGTTATCGGCCCACAGGTCGGTAGCATCAGCGCCATCCGGGCTCTCCTTGATTGCGGTAATGCCGTTCCACGCCACACCCTTGGGGTAAGCGCCCTTGTCCTGCTTATACAGAGCAACATTGCTAACACCCAGCTGGTACTTGCGCTCGCCGGTCTTATCCCATTCGATTTTTGCCATTCGAGTTTCCTCCTTTTCAGAAATAGATCGTTATAACGTCGTGGTACAGATTATCAGCCTTGTACGGCCGGTCATAGTGGCACTTAGCCATTTGCATAAGTGCTTTCGTTATTTTGGAATCCGGTCGTGAATCGATGACTGTCAGCTGATAAAAAATCCGCTGCAAATAAACTCTGTTATCGGCAGCGGCATTCTGTATTTTGGATTGTTCATAGCAGATACATGGGTAACTCATTCGCAGATTTGCCGGGGGTTGGTAGTACACATTCTCTTTACCGCACGCATCTTTTACGATTTGGCGCAAAATAGCGTCAAGTTTCTGCCGGGGTTCCGCCATTGTACAGTCCTCCCAGGGTAAGTGTCAGCCGCGGATAGTCGATCTGCACTTCTGTCACTTTCCATCTAGCACCCATAATCTCTGCATATTTGATGGAGTCAAAGTGCTTGTACAACGTCGGGTCGGCCAAAATGCTCAAAGTATTTGCAATGGTCAAATCATCATTTACTTTGTCGGCAGTCTGGACACGCCGGGTATTCTTTAAAAGCTCGCCATAGCAATCATGCTCGGTCACTTTTTCTTCAAAGATGCTCGGCTCCGTTTCAACTGTCTGCACCAGACCGATTTTTCCAAACCACTTGCTCATAGCATTTCACTCCATTTTGAAGTTAGATTATACTAACTTGATTTGCAAAAGAAATCAGGCCGTTGCGGAAGCTGCCCATGCCTGGGTCTTCACAGTCTCGCCTGCGGTCACGGTCACAACGCCGGTGGTACCAAAGGCAACGGGCAGCAGGTAGTTTGCGCCCTCGACGATGATCAGGCAACCCTTCTGGAACGCATCCTTGATCTCAGCCTCGGTCACGGTCTTCTTGAACGCTGCATCAGCGTACAGCTTGTGGTCTGCAGTCTTGCCGTAGGCCATGTAGTTTGCAACATGCAGGTCATTGCCCTGCTCATAGAGCTTGTTCAGCATATCATTTTACCTCCTTATCAGAGACCTTGGAAGAGTTGGCGGCATCCATCTCGATGGCCATTGCGCCATACGGAGTGGTCATTGCGCCGGAGCAGCGGGTCTCGATCAGGTAGATCAGCTGGTTGTAGTCGATGTTGAAGTCATCGAACATGTTGACCTCGCCGCCCTTATCGGCACCCACAGTATAGTCGGCCAGATTGACCACGATGCCCAGCAGGTCGCCGCCCTTGGCACCCTTGCGGCCTTCCATGCGAGGAACAGTAACGATCTCCTTCACGCGCAGCTTCCGGGCCAGAGCAGCCTCGTCAGCGTACAGCGGATGGCCGATGCCGTCCTCCAGCAGCAGCATATCAGTCAGCACATCATCGGTGGTGTAGAAGGTCGGAGAGCCGGAGCCTTTGTACTCCTTACGGGCCTTGATGATGGACTTGATGGTTGCCTTGGCCTTGGCATCCTCGTTTGCATTGGTACCGGGCTGAACGACGACCTTGATGGTGTAGAAATCATCATCGTTGAAGATGGGACGGATGTTCAGCTCGTTGATCTTATCATCGCTGGCATCGTCGCGGCCGTCACCGATCAGGAAAGCCATGCCAAGCTCCTCGTTCAGCTTGCCGCGCTGCTCCTTCTTGACAAAGCCGACCACATCCATGGTGGACATATCAACAATGTCGTCACGGTCGAAGCGCTGCTTCTTGTAAACGGTGGTCGGAGTGGTGGAACGCTTCAGCAGCTTGAACACCTGCTCCTTCTTGTAGTTACCCTTGATGTAGCCCTTGGCGCGAGCCTCATCCTCGGTCAGGTCAGCAAACATGACCTTGACGCGGGCAAACGGCACATGATGGACGCTGTTCATAACCTTGTCAACCCAGGTCTGGTCACGGTCCACAATGCGGGGTACCGTATCCAGATTGTGGTCATCCGGGAACAGGTAGTCCATGTTCTCGATGCTGTGGGCCAGCTCATCGCCGGTAATACCTGCATCCAGGAAAGCATCGCGCAGAGTACCATGCTTGCTGGCAGTTGCGATAATGCCGTTGATGTCGTCCAGGCTGTGCTTCAGCACAGTGTCGCTGTTGTCGTTCTCAAAGCAGTGGTGCATAGTATTGTCCTCCTCGCCATCACCCTTGTCGTCGCTCTCACCGCCCTTGCCTTCATCCAGGACAGAGCCGATGATAGCGTAAACCACGTTCTTCTGTTCCTCCGTCAGGGTATCAAATACCTCCTTGACGGTCTTCTCGTTGGCATCAGCCATTTTGCTTTCTCCTTTCTTATCCTTGTCGGTTTCGCTGGAATCATCCGAATGCTGCAACGTTTCGTCCTCCAGCGGGTTATCGTCCGGGTCCAGCCCATGCTTCAGGCTCAGACCAGAATCGGTATAAATATAGGCCTCGGAACTGTCCGTTTCGGTGCCATCTGCGCTGTGCTTCACGACTTCATCGATCAGAGCACCGGGATTGCATCCGGCAATTACCAGACTCAGCTCCTTGATCATGCCGTGCATTACAGTTCGGCCTGCTTTCTGAACGCCGTTTGCAAAGATGGACATTGCATCAATGTCGCCATTATCTACACAGGCCTTGGCGGTCTGTCCGCTGGACGTATTGTTCAGCTTAACGTAAGCGTACACGCCTTCCCTGCGATTCTGCAGCAATGCGTGACCCAGCACATTGTCGGGGCTGGAATGGTCGTGGTTCCACACAACAGGAACTACCTGACCATCACATTCCTTAAACGCATTCGGCGCAATGGTCAGGCCATCAAAGCACTTCACATTTGCTTTGGTCGCCCAACCGGAAAAGTCATAATCGAAATTGATTGCCATTTTGAATTTTTCACACTCCTTCCTGCTGATCCGCATAGTCGTAACCCTGCTCGTCAGCATAAGTTTCTTCGCCCTACATAGGCATCTTGCCGTTGGCTGCGGCAATGTTGCGGTTTGCAAGCTGGTCGGACTTCGGGTCCTTCGAGGGCTTCATACCGATCACCTGCCGGAACTCATTCGGGGTCATGATCTCGTTGCGGGTGAACTTATCTGCCATCTCTGCGATCATGCTCACCGGTGCCAGACGGAACGGATCGCGGAAGAACATGATGCTCTGACCCTGCGTCCGGGCAGTCTTTGTCAGGAACTTCCGCTTGAACTCGTCAGCAATTGCCGACACGACTGGCTCAATGATTCGGTTCATGTAGTTGTTCATCGTTTTCTCGTCCGCAGTACCATTCAGGATCTCCTGTGTCACACCCAATTGACTGTATACCATGTTCGTCAGGTATTCGATGGATTTCAGAATGTTGTTTTCGAGACTTCGATTCAACTGCACGATTCGCTCTGTACCATCTGTATAGGCAATACCGTACTTGGAGCCGGAAAGCTGCTTTTCGATGTCAGCCCTGCGCTGTTCAGCCTGTTCCCTTCGCGCCGGACTCTTGATGACATAGGGCAGCTGAATGATCATGTCCAGTTTCCCGCTGCCAGCCTGTTCGTCCACCACATCCAGCAAGGCCAGTTTTCGCACCAGTTGCTGCATGGTAGAGTTCGGGGCGTTCATGACCGCATAAAACGGATTTTCAATCAGAGCTACCATCTTCTTCGGGAAGGTGATTTCCTCCTTTTGTCCGGTCAGCTCATTAAACAGCCGCACACGCACATGATTCGGATACCACTCCACAGGCACACCAACGCGCATGGAGTAGATTTCATAGCTGTTGCTGTAGCGCGGGTCAAAGTTCGTTTTCTCTGGCACAACCGCTGCAACGCCCTCTTCCAGAAAGGTCATCACGATGTCCTGAATCAAGCCTCGACCGGTCTGGTCGGCATTGGCCTCAGTATTCAGGCAATAATTAAGGCCCGAATCAATAATTGAATCAAACCGATTATTTTCATCGAGCTTTACGTGGTTGATCGTAATGGATGCAGCATCCAGCGCAATGCGGTTATAGATGGCGTTGATGATGGTGCGCTCACTCCCACGGGAAAAGCGCATCCGGTCAGGGCGGTAACTGTAGCCGCCCCCATAATATCTGCTTCCGGGAGGGTCCCGGTTGAGAAAGGCGTTCCAAGCGTGTTTCAGCCTGGAGCCAATGTTCATCTCCATTTTAAATTTTTTCCTCCAAAAAGAAAAAGCGCATCAGCTGTTAAGCCAATGCGCCAATCTTGAATAATAGTTACTTGATGATTTTAATGGATGCAATGTCCGCTTTTCGATGAAAGCAGTTCACCTGTTCCATGGAGGCGTAGAATATACCTTTGAGCCTCACTCGTTCTAAAATAGACGTAACTCTTACCTTTTACATACTTCGGAGAGTTTCTATCATGCTGCGCCTGCTTATCAGCTTTAATACTAAGACTCACATCACCGTGCTTTACTGCTCTACGCAGTACCGATACACTTATTTTAGCACGTTCAGGCTTGTCTGTATAGGGCTTATGACCGAGTTGGGCAGGTGTTCTCCGAATACCCCATTTCATGCCTTTTACACCGTAGTGATAGAGTTCGCAGGTTCCATCAGTCCACTGCCACATCAGCGAAGCTCGTCCTCGATCATCTTGTTGAACATTTCCGTGTATGCCTGCTGGTATGCCGGAGTATCATACTTTCCTGCCCACTTCTTGTTAAAGTCAGAAAGAATATGATTGCTGGAATCGTTAATTTTCGCAGCGGCACGGTTATGCGCGGCAACATACTCCTTCTGTGTATAGGACTTCTTCGCAGTGCGAGAAGCCGAAGTCTTGCGAGCGCTCGTGCTTGCAGTACCCACACCAGCCGATTTCTGGTTCCTGCTCGAAACGCGCGGTTCAACCACACCGAGAAGACCGCCAGTCATGTTATTACCGATGCCATAAAGGGTAGCTTTCACAGCTGCTTTACCTCTGCTGGCATGCTTTGTACGTGCCTGGTTATACTTCATTGCGCCATAGGTGCCAAAAAGTGCCACCTGGGCCGCAGTCTTACCAGCAGACTGTCTCTTCACGCGCTGACTTACAGCCTTACCGCCCCCCCAGACGTTCTGTCTTCGCCGTAGCCTTTCGTGCTTTCGCTGTATACATCTGTGCATCGCCCATGTTGCCCCGTGCACGTGCACGATTTGCTTTTGTCGTATAAACCTTGGCTTTATGATGCCCCCACTTCATACCGAGTACACCATAGTGGTAAAGTTCACAGGTTCCATCATTCCATTGCCACATTCTTTATCCTCCTAACTCAAATAGTCATTCATTTTTCGTTCCATATAAGCAGAGCACTCTGAAACCGTCTTGTTGCCCAGCTTGGAAACGTAGCCGATTGTGTTTGCCCCAACCTCTTTTGCAATGCGCTCAGCATTGTATTTTCGATACAGCTTGTCCACGACCTTCGGATTGGTCTCTGTCACCGACTGCAGACGGACAGAATCTGTATCAAACACGATCATCGGGCGCTTTGCATGATAGCTGGAGTATTCTTTGTCGTTATAGTCCAGCAGAGCATTGTAACCTTTCTTGCTCAGTTCTGCATAGAAACGGCTCTGTGCCGCCACTTCCTGTGCATTATGATTCGTCAGAGAGAGGTTTAGAGCTTTATAGATGGCCACCTTTTCAGATGCAGTTAGTGTAGCAGGGTCTTTCTTCAACGCATTCTCAGCCTGCTTGAAAAGCACCTGCTGGGTAGGTCTGCGCATCTTCTCTTTGGAATCCGCTATGGATGCTTCAAGATTCTGCTTGAACTCTTTCTCCTTCAGCAGTCCAGCCGTAATGTCACTGGCGTTCTCATCGGAAGGAACCTTCAGCTTCTTAACCGTTTCCAGTTTCAGCTGATAGACCTTCATGCTGTTGGCCTTGTCGCGCAGTGCGGTAGCAGTCGCTAAATCCTCTTCGCTACCGGAAGCATTTGCCTGCTTTTCCGCCTGTTTAGCATCGTAGTTGGCTCGCGTCATCAGATTCTTTCCGAAGAGCCCCATGTACTTGTCGCTGTCAGCCTTCTTATAGGTGGCATAGAACGCGAAATTCTCGAAGTCCTTGGAAGTCTGAATCCGAGAGAAAGTTGTGCCCTTCTTCAGGTATCCGTCAACATACTGCCGACCCGTCACCTGTGTGCGAGCAGTATTGACGCAATCTTTTACTCGCATCTCCATTGTGGATGCCATACGCTCCATTCGGTTTGCGTTCTGACTTACACCATAATGCTTCCTTCCTGCCGGGGTATACGTGCCGTCAGCATACTGGTAGCGCCTTACGCCCCACTTCTGACCTTTGATACCATGGTGATACAATTCCATTTTGAATACCTCACCCCTCTCGCAACTTCTGGATTGCAAGAGCAATGCTTAATGCAGAACTGGTAATTGCAAGAGCACTTCCTGCAATCTCCAAGGTATCGCTGACAGCTTCTCGCCCGGAATAGACCTTCTTCGGGTTAAACATATCGTCATACTGCTTTTCCAGCATGGCACGTTTGATTCGTTCCCGCATCTCCTGATCCGTCATCTTGCTCAAGTCCATCTTTTCAGCTCTACGGGATTGAATCTTTATAGACTTGTCATTCATTGCCTTCAGATTTGTTGTCATCTGATTTCCAGCATCTGCCACACCTTTTAACCGTTCGCTGGCATATCGTTGTTTTCCTTCCGGGGTTAGACTGCCATCAGCATTCTGGTAGCGCCGAACACCCCATTTCATACCTTTGACACCCCAGTGCCAAATCTGGTCATTATAGTACAAGTTTCATCCTCCTTTTTCTTAATTTTTGTTGCCAACGTACCCCCCCATGATATAATGGGTATCATGAATATTTGTTTTTCTTTGTGTAGAGGAGGTCTGAAACCATGTCTGATTCTCAACTGTGTCCTGCAGATTTCAATTGCGAGATTTTACCTTGCGAAGTTCCTTACAACTTTGAGGATACTTCCCAGTTCCAAAAGCTTTCTTTTCCGGAAGAGGCTTGTGTACGGCTCAATTCTCTGCTCCAGCTTGTACCTACAGTTGCCGCTGCTGATGCCTTGTCTAAAACCTATGTGCTCCGCTTCCCGGAAGGCGTTCAAGGTGTTCTCATGCGCTTGAAGCAAGGTGGCTTGAGCACTGTTATGGTCGGTGGGGATGGCCGCATTGTTGGCACTGCTTCCCTTATTGAGGCAGGTACGGAGATGGTCAATCTCATGAGCATCTTCACTGTAGCATCTTTTGCAACCGGCCAGTATTTTCTCGCCCACATCAGCACTGAGCTCTCCGAAATTCGCAAGAGCATTGACGATGTACTGAAATTCCTGAACGATGACAAACGTTCTCAACTGATTGCGGAACTTACATTTGTTAAATATGCTGCATCCAACTTCTCGTCCATCATGCTCAGTGAATCCCAGCGCACTGCTACCCTGACCAACCTTCAGCATTCCAAAATTGCTGCGGTATCGAACATTGAGTTTTATACCACCCAGCTAGAAGATAAGATTGCTTCCAAAAAATTCGGTAAGCCTTCCGAGCAATGTGCAGCTGTTCTGCAGGCAAAGCAGACGCTTGATCTCGCAATGCAGCTCTATGTCATGAGCAGCGTTATGGAGGTCTACTATTCCCAGAACTGGAACAAACTCTATCTTGAAAACATTCATAACGATATGAAGCAGGTTCTCACCAGTTCCAAGAATCGTATGCTCCGTTCTCTGAGTGCATTTAGCACCACCATTCAGGATGCACATAAAGATGTAAAGGTCATTGGCATGTCCATTCCCAAAGGCGGCTACTCTGAGGTCGAAAACGAGCTTTTCAAGACCGTTGACGAGCTTTCCAATAAGACAGAACTTCCTCTGCTGGAACTTGCTGACGACGCTCTCCAAAGCCCTAAGAAAGAAACCAAATTGTACATGACAGGTAATGGAGAGGTCTACCAAAAGGTCGTTTGATTTACTCAAACGCTTCTCGGTTCAGCTTCCACGCAATGTAAGCATCCATCATGGCAGCCACTGCATCAATTTTCTGGTCAGAACGGCGCTTCAGTAACTTGCGGTTGCCATTCGTATCCTCTAAAGCGATACAGTTGCCCATAGCAAATTGCATGAGAGCCTCGTCAAAGAGCAGTTTTCGCTGTTCGGAGAGCTTCTTCAGCTCACCCAAAGGAACACTCTCGGTCTTTGCGCCCTGAATGACTTTCTCCACGCCAAACGGCGCATTCTCTGTACACCAGCGTTCTACAAAGTCCTTGGCATTATAGGGGTCATACCCAAAGCACCGGACATCATAGTCGTTCTGCTGAATAAAGTTATCGAGGTCATCATAGACCTGCATCATATCCAGCACGGTACCATCGAATACCTGTAGTGTACCTTCCTGCATGAACTGGTCGTACTTCTGGCGCATTGCCTGTGGAAGCTTCGACAGCGTATAAGAAGTAATGTAATCTCTGGTTTTTACGCCAAAGAAACCATTTGCCATTGGAAACAGGAATGTAAACGCACAGAAGTCATCACCTTGCGACAAGTCTGCGCCGAGAGCACAAGGCATCTGCCAGTAATCTCGATGGCGATGCGGCAGGGTTTCTTCATACGGAAAGAAGTAGGTATAGCCCTCCATAGGAATATTAAAGCGCTTGGCCAGAATGTCGTTTCTGGAACCAGGCGCTTTTTCTGCACGTTCTACATCCAGCTGATATGTTTCGTAGCTGACGGTCTGTCCTAGGTTCGGATTTGCCTTCAGCCACATCTCAGGGTTTGTAACTTCATCGATGGAGTCCAGTTTGTAGTACCAGATGGACACATGTGGGTTGATGTACTCCCCTTTCAGGATGTCCATTAACTCCATTTTGATTGTGTCGCCACAACCATTACGGACGGTTCCTTCCGAACTGGTCGCAACAATGAGATAGTCCTCGTTCTTCGATGCACCCTGTTCAAGTGCACTGATGGGGTCTTCCCGAATGTCGCAGCTCAGCCACTCGTCAACAGTTGCCACACGGTCTCTTCGGCCCTGTAGCTTATCGATGGTCATCGGGCGCACTTCCAACAGGCTGTTTGTCAGGAAGTTCTCGATGCCCTTCTTGGTTGATGCCAGTTTCACACGGTCCGATTTAGCACCAGTCGTGTTTTGCAGGCTTCCCTCCGTCATAAACTTTAAAAGAGGCCCCTTCGACCGAGCCAGTGCTGTACGGATCGGTGAAAGAACCTCTTCTGCTTGTTTCATGGTTGGTGCCGTGGTGCATTGCTGGGTAGTTGATACATCCACAGTCAGAAAGTAGCTCTGAATGAACGCATCGTACATGGTTTTGGCAGCACCGCGAGGAATGATAAGATACTGCTTCGTGATAAGCCGCTTCTTGATACGCTTTCGCTCGTAGTGACCGCCATGCCCTCCAGGGTTGGGCACATAGATGCTGCGGTCTACAAAGTAGTACCAGCCAAATATCTCTTCTGCCCAAAGCTTGAAGGAATCCAGCAGTTTCAGGTCTCCGCCGTCAGTAAGGGTCAGTTCGTTCTCGCAGAACTTGACAAAACCTTCAACTGCTTTATCGTCATAGTAGATGCCTGGGTTTGCAATCAGGTCATCAATCCGGTTCATCTCCATGGAGACTTCTCGGCATACCGGAATTTCACCCCGAATCACGGCCTCTCGAAACCGGCCATAATAAATCGGCGTGGCCGTGTTTGAAAGTGCCATCTTCTGGTCTCCTACTATAATAAGGTAAATGCTTTACTCTTCCGGGTGGTCATGCTCTACATTCAGCCGCCACTCCATTTCGGATGCAGTATTCTGCAGAGCCTCTTTGGTCACACTGCTCTGTGGCACATCAAAACCCAGCAGCCGTACCTTGACGGCCACATAGGCTTTCACTGCTTCCACCTTCACTTGGTCAGCAATGAACTGGTCCCATGTAGCACTTTTGTCGGAGATAAAAAAGCCCTCTTTCGGGCCCACGCCCATCTGGGTCAGAATCATCAGCACAGTGTTGATGTACATGACAATATCCGGGTCGAATGCCTCATAGTCTGCGGGCAGACCCAGCAGCTTTTTTACGGAAGTGAGAATGCTGTCCATAGTTGCTCCTTATAAAATGAAAAAGCGCACCAGCCGCTAAGCCAGTGCGCTAATTGAATCAGTTCTTATTGCTTATTACCCACTTGTCAAAATCATGGAACGCCGAATCCATTAAAACAGTATCCATGCGTGACAATGCATTAAAAGAAATCCCCTTTTCCTGCATCTTTGTTTCATCAATCTTATAGAGATGGGCTGAATTATAAAGGATTCCACAAGATTTCAAGTAATCCAACACCTGCTTTTTTACAGAGCTATTGCTAACTACAACACGATCTATCCTATCGGCAGTTTTAGCCAAAGTATCCTTTCTGTGTGTTCTGAATTCAACAAGGATACAATGCATTGCATGAATAAACTTTACTATATCAAAATTCGAGCTGTCCTCAAAGTCGTATTTATAAGGAATTAAAGAATAATAATTTGTCAAATTTTCTGCATCGACTTTTAAGTCATCAGCCTTTGCAACATCAATTATTACTCCATCGCCTGCAAAGCCTTCATGAGCAACCAACAAGCAAGTTTCAGGTTTATAAGATTCTATGCTGATGTTCTGTGTTTCCCAAATCAGCTTTCTACAAATCACTGATGAATTATAAACCCTACAGTCAACGCCCTTCTTTCCAATATGGACATCAACACTAGGAGCATCAATGGAAACACTAATCAACTGATCAAAAGCTATCGGCTCTCCGGTCATGCTGATTTCAGCAATATAGTCTTCTCTCTTTATAGCCTTCTTCTTCCCGGGAATCATCCCAAAAACAGCCAAACACTTGCTGTCCTCCGTTTCGGATGCCGGAATCTCAGAGCATTCCAAATACGGACGTTCATACGCCGTTGCTTTAGCCTTAAAGGAATCATACACATACGAAATGTGTTTAGGCTGAATTGTTTTCTCAGAGATTCTCATATAGCAATCAAAGAAAATCTGAGACGGGAAATAAGACTGACTCTGTAAAACATCGAAATACAAATCAGCGGACGCTTCATGTTCTTTGTTTAAGATAATTTTCGTCAGGGTATAATCTCTAAATGCAGGACCCGTAAAATCAATCTTTTTCGATAGTCCATTATTCTCGACACTATTACGTATAAATGGATGCTGCGGCAGAAACGCTTCCAGCACAGCCTGATATTCATTCACCAACTGTGGAGGCAAAAAGTCAAGCTCGTAGTTGCTATACTTACAATCCTGAAAAAGAATAAAGTATATAATCCTTACAAGCTGCTCTTCCGGTGAATAAACTTTTTCCCAATCAGAAAATTCAGGATGCGATGCCGCACATCTTTCCTTAAATGCAGGAATCACTTTTTCCGCCTGTTCACGATTCAACAGATCGTCCATTATCTTCATGATAATTGCTACACAGTCCTTCTGATTTGCAAGCTCGCTAATCAGTTTCTGACGGTTAGGAGATTCCTTTATATGTGCAGATATTGCCTCCAACACCGGTGCATAGCCCAAGAAAGATGCTCTTTCTTCAGGTGTGATATTGGTATTGACTACATCATAATACTTCTCTGCGCATGTAATGTCAGGCTTCGTTGGAGTATTCTTTCCAGCAACACTTCTCACAATAAAAGACTTTGCTGCAGTTTCATCGAAAAAACCGATTTCATAGTGAGCAACGGGAATTTTGTTTTCTGCGCAGAACGAAGCGATATATTGGGCTGTTTCTGTTCTTGCTAGTAGGAACACTGTAGGCATCGTATGGTTTGATAAGCTTTCACTAATGTCGGCAATAAAGCTGTTCAACATTTTCCGCCCCGAAATGATCTCGGCTTCATCAAAAGCATCAATAACCAATAAAACATTACCCATGTTCATATCAGCTATAAACTCGGAATACTTTGGCGCTCCGACAGCATTAAGAATTGAACCAGCAAAGCTATTCGTACCAACTTTTACTTTTGCCAGATTCCAGTAGAGGGCATTAAACCGATGTGCAATATATTTAGCTAAAGAGCTCTTGCCCGCCGCTCCTGGTGCCGACAGCAAAACAAATTTCGGCTTCAGAGTAGACAGTTTTTTATCGGTTTTTACGTCACTGAAAGATGGCGGAATATAGAACGGCTCATTATCTATATAGCTAATGTAGTCCGCTACCGAATCGTTCAGCAAGTATCTCTTGCATTCGCTATATGAGCCAAGAATTCCTTCCAGAACCATTTGACTTCCTCCTATGATAGAGTCGATGTATTTTATTACATTATAATCTCTTATCGGTTTCATGTCAAATTCTCCCCCAAAGGTATCTGACTCAAAGTATACATCTTTTATAATTCTTAAATTGTCAAAAGCAAGTTTTTCTCCATGGGCAGGTGTCGCCCGGTCTTCGTTCTGTGAATACTGGCTCCAGAATGCTGTCATCCCCATAATGGATTGCCTTATGTGTTCGATCGGATACGCAAATCACATTATCAGGGTCGAGTAAACACTCTCGGTGCTCCAGTACGTCTTCTTTTGTAATAGGGTTTATATGGTGAATGATGATACGTGGTCGGATAAGTTTTCCGTCTCGGACAATCCAGTCCGTAATCTCATGGTCAGGAACGCCAAGATCGCACCCCATGTCTCGAACAATAATTTTGTCACGAAACATCCGCCACTCTCTGGACTGGTAAAAGTCTTGATTCAGATACCGGTCAAATCCAAATGTATCATGCCCAACAGCGCCATGCAGTTGCAAATAATGGAATCGGTCTTCAAAGGTCGCATACTGGCAGAGCTCAGAATAAGTTCTCTGATTCATCGTTATCTTCCACCCCGCCGTATTCGCGCATTGCCTTAATTGCCTCCTTGTAAAGAAGGGCATTATCCTTGGCTGCCTGAATAGCATCGGCCTTTGCATGTAGAAGCGTGTTCTCGGCTTCTAGCTTTTTCTTCTCCAGTTCCGATTTGACCGTGGCCAGTTTCAGAAAATGGGTCGTTTCAGCTGAAGATGCCGTTCCTTCTCGCAACCGCTTCTCCACCAGATCCATTGCTAGGGAAATCATCTGGTTTTCTCGTACTTCTGGGGACAATGTTGGCCGCATGGGAGCCACGTCTTCAGAAGCAGCTTTCTTTGTCCTCATTTTTGTCATCCTTCTGTTCTGTTTTGATTTGGTTTGCACTAGAATCTTGCCTGTTTCCCACACTTTTCAATGGCTTTTGTAAGAGTTTATGGGAGCCGGTCGTGGTGTCTTTCTAATCATTTGAAAGGAGAAGAAAAATGAACAAACGACAAATGGAGGTTGTTTGAAGAGAGCACCCTCCCATAAGCTCTTACAAAAACCACCGAGGCCCAGTCTACACCCTGAAACCTCGGCAGGAGTTAAAACCCAATTCTCAATTTTCCCTCCGGGGAAAAATCAAAGACCGGCGCGATTTGGGGAGGGGGTGTATTTTTCGAGCACCCCCCTATACCCCTTTTACGCTGTTTGCTCTCCAGGAGCATCATCTTTGATATCGAGTTTGAGCTTTTTGTAGATATTGAGCGGGTCATTGCCCACAATTTGGTCGATAGCCTGCTCAATTTCATACGCATTTTCTGCATCTGTGAGCTGGTCAGAGGTGTAAGCCATCCGCATCAGCAGCCCAGACGAGTTATAACCCTTGTCGGTGTCGAACCGATACCAGTCCTCAAACTGTTCATAAGGACTGTACGGATTGTCAACAGTGGTTAAAAAGCATCGAATCATAGTTCAAAGCCTTTCTTACTTGTTAAGATTGTCATAAATCGTTGATTCAGGGACGCCGCAAGCCTTTGCAATCTCTGCATAGCTATATCCATTTGCCAACATTGCTTGTGCTTTGCCTAACTTAGCAGAAGACAACGTTGTACTTGCTTTTGGCATTGCTCGTTTGATGATTTCATCCGACTTTGACGAGTTCAGAATCTTCATCAGCTTGGAATCAGAGATTGCACCAGCTTGAACTGCTTCCCATTCACGATCTGTGAACGTAATCTTTGTCTTGCTGCCGCTTGCACCAACAGAATCGCGTGCGCGCTGCATCTCAACAGCGGCAATCTTCTTGATTTCTTTCTTGTTCTTCTTGTAATCCAAGCCCTGAGCCTGTACTTTAGCCTTAATATTCTCATTTGCAATAATGGCAGCACGCCGTTCTTTCGGCTTATTACCAATGACTGCATTGAGCTTGGCATTAATAGACTCAACCTCGGCTCTATATTTTTCGGCAGCATCCGGGCTTTTCTGGATGCCCTTCATATTTACCGCCTCTTTTCGCGCCTGATTGGCCAAAGCCTTCAGTTCATTTGAAAAATCGGCATAATAATTTTCTTGAATGGTGCCAGAGGACAGGTCTCGTGCGTTGGGATGCATGGAAATAAGGCTTACTTCCGTCATGGCTTGTACTCTCTTACCTGTTTTGGGGTCAATATAAGTACGCCCGGACTCCTTATATATTTTTTCACCAGTCTCTTTATCGATTCGGGCGCTTCCCTTGCGCTCAGGCACTCGAACGGTCTGTTTTCTTCTGGATAAAAGCGTGGATGCGCCGCCATATTTTTCAGTACCATCCTCTTGCACTCTGATCTGCCATTTTTGCTTCAGCTCCTGGATACCATTTTCACGTTCGGAACGTTTATAGTCCAGCTTATGCTTTTCCGCGTCAATAACGACCATGGAATGCTTGACGGCACGAGCAATATCGCCTTCGGGTGCGCCGCGAAGAGTCATGTCAGTAATAAGATTGGAAATAATCCCCATCTCTTTCTGTTTTTCCTCTTTCTTCATGAGGCGCACGCCATTGGGATTTCCTTCGGGCACAGCATATGCAATCTTGGGGTCGAAGTCTTTTAAATCCTTCAGAGCGGGGGTGGATTTAATATCGACTTTGCTTGACTTTGGAATTGCTACAACCGTGTCACCATCAAAATCAGCACCTGACAAACGTTCTGCGACCTTTGCGTTAATGCCAATTGCATCTTGCACATTGCCGAGATTCCTGCGCCCGGACAAATTCTTGTTATTAACCGTTACAATAGGAATCTCAAAGGTTCCTGCATGAGGAAAACGAACCAATGCAAGCTGAGTGCCATCAGGATATGTAGGACAATAGCATTCTCTCTCTCCGATTTTGGACAGTGGTAAAATAACCTTTGTCGCCTGACCCGGGAAAGAAGATGCTTTCAGGGTCATCGAGTTGCCCTCGCAAGTATCTGCGAAGTCAAGCAGCAGCTTTTTCCGAATCGTCGGATTGTCATACTGCATAATTTCGTCATATTCTGCCTTGCGGTCAGCAATAGTAAGATCTAATTGCTGTTTCAGAAGTTTGACCGGCTGTTTGGACAGAAACTGCGAAGAAAGGTTCTTTGCCATGGTGTCCCAATCGCCTTCTTCTTTCAGCTTATTGATGGGCGACAGATGTTCTTTTCCGTCCTCACCAATATAGGTGCTCTGACCATTTGCCTTGATAGATGCGCCGAAAGGATTATCGGGGTCATCTTTGATAGGCTTTAAGACCTTCATTTTCGGAGTGCCGGATTTCTTGTTGGTGTTAAACACCACATCATAGCCTTCAGGAATATCGTCAGAATATACAGCCATGCCTTTCAGATAATGACTGTCATCTACCATGATACGAACCTGCGCATAATGCGATTTTCCGAGGTTCAGATCAGCAACACCTCTCCGAATCTCGATAACGCCATCCTTGTCCAGACCGCCTTTATCACCATAACGAATACAAACACGGTCAGAACTCATGCTACTGGGGCGCTGAAGCTTCTTGAACGTTTCGCCACCATCTTCAGAATGATACTCGCCAAGAGACTGGATTTCATTCTGATGCTGATATGCATATTTCTGGTCATATTCCGGCTTTGCCAGAACAGTGATGTTGGTCTGCTGGTTAATATTTGTTGGCTGACGAATGCCAACGCCATAACGCTGATATCCGTGCTCTGCCTCTAAAACAAATATAGCATCGTCCAAATCACCTTCTGAAACGCCCAGAACCAGATTTGTGCCTTCGGAAACATCGATCATGCCCTTCTTATCGACTTCCTTGCGCAGGGTCTCGGCAATTTCTTTGGTTCTGGTATATTTATCAGGTTTGTCGTTCTTCAGCATCGAACGAACTGTGGATTCAGATAAACCCATCTCCCGACCGATTTCTGTTGGGCCGAGCCCATCCTGAGATAAGGCACGCGCACGGTCATATTTGAGCTGCTGGCGTTCGTGAATGGCTCTGCGTTGTGCCATACGGAACTCGGTGGCACCCATCTTATATTCTTCGGGGAGAGAATCATTGATGGTCTGGAGAATATCCTTCTCCTTCATGCCGCTCTTCTTCAGCTCCTCAACACGTGATAGAAAATCACCTGAGCGCTGATATGGATTCTCGCCAGAACCCCACGGATATCTGCCTGAGTGGCGCTTGGTGCCATAATGCTCCAGGATACTGTCTTCCGGCGCGATACCGAAATATCCTCGAATATCTCTTTCTACCGGATTCATGCTGTCGCTCCTAACTTCAGTTCAGTAATGATTTTGTTGAACTCAATGATTTTGCTAATGATAGGATCGATGTCCTCGCAAGTCGGATTTACGATCCAAATATCATCATTCTGGTAGATGCGGTTTTCGATTTGAATATCGCGAGGCTTGACGCCATACTCCAAGCAGAAAAGCGCATCATAGATGAAGAGCTGTTCCATGTGTGCCGGTACCAGACCAGTCTTCAAATCGTGGATGCGCAAGAAGTTGTTTGCAAAATGAATCGTATCGGCTGTGCCATAGCAGTTCTCTGAATAATAAAGAACCACTTCCGGGGTCATGCAAAAGCCAATTGCATCGTTGACGTAAGAGTTAAGCGTCTTCTTACTCCGGGGAAGTTTTTGCCCAAGCGCAATGCTCTCTGCAGCATACGCATGAAGCCGCGTTCCTCGCTCCTTCGCCTGATAGTTCACAAAGGACTCTGCAATCCGGGCAGCATCATAATTGATCCAATGATACTTACTCGCCCCCAGAAAAGCGTGCTGGCCTTGCAATCGTGAATGATCGTTCCAGTTCATCCAGTATCTCCTCCTTGTTCTCAGGATAAATAAAAGAGGCATAGCTCATCTCGTTCATCTTGGCTACGTAGTAGTCTTGATTCGGACGATGCGATGCCTTGCCTGTCTTCTTTCCTTCGAGTGCTGCCCATCTGTCTCGATATAAAACCAAGAGATCCGGAATCCCTTGAATTTCATTCGGGTCAAGATGAACGACCATGCAGCCGGGAAAGCGCTTCTTTAGGTCTTTCACCAATCCTGTTTTGAATTTGTTCTCTAGCATACAAACCTCCAAAAATAAAAGAGGAACAGCATGTTTTTACGCACACTGTTCCTCCCATAAAAGAGCAAGAAATTTACGCGGGGATATTTGGTAATATTTGTCAATCTTTTAGAAGGGTAAAAATATAAGGACTGCCACAATCGTGGCAATCCTCAAACTTTCACCTTACAGATACCAAGTAAAGGGAGCCTCCTCGTACATTTCAGGAGGACCTGCTCGCTTCTCTGCATTCGGATACATATACTCACCATAATCGTTTTTCAGGCCAGTCTCGTCATCCCAATAAGGCATGGGCCAGTCAATGTCGGAAATATCATAGACCTTGCCACAGATAGGGCAACGCCACTTTTCCTGATTTCGTACCTTTCTCATCCTGACGCCATTGCATTCGCACCAGGGCTCTTTCACATGAAGTTCTGTATCGCCATTGTAATAGCAGCGCACCAAATTATTTGCGCTGTCCAAAGTAGTCCACTCGTGATAGCCAAACTCATTCTCATACTGGGCCATAAACGGAATTTCACGCTTTTTCATAACTTTGCACCTCGTAACTCAATTATATAGTTTTTGTCGTTCTTTTACAAGGTGAAAGTGGTGGCCCTCTTGGCCAATTCGAGCAGAAAACTCGCTGTGGCCAAAAACCCATTTTTATTTCCAACTACTATATATAAAATTTTTAATTTTTTTATTAAATTAAGAAAAAAAGTGGGTTTTTGGCCAAACGGCATATTTTCAACGTATCTACGTTAAAAGTCGTGGCCATTTTTGCAAAAATTTTTGGCCACAAAGTGGGTTTTTGGCCATAAAATCGCCATTTTTTCACGCATTGACAACTATTGACAGAAATTCCACGAGAAAAAATGGCCAAAAATTCACACCGTGACAATCTTTGACAAATCTTGACATCAAAAAGAAAAGGCCCTGAAATTGCTCCAGAGCCTCCCTTTTTCAGCGGATGATGCCTAAATTTTCAAACATTGCCATGATGGAAACATATGTCATGAGTGCTGCAAAGATGAGCAGCATAATGAACAGGTAGCGCCTTCTCTCAGCTTCCTCTTCCTGCCGTTTCTTCTCTTTCAATGCCATGCGCATCATGATAATTTCCTTCAAGTCCTTAGAAAATCCCATCCAGAGCACACCCTTTCTGTTCCAAGAATATCAGTCTTTGACCATGATGTCAAGGTTGATAATGGCCACTATCCGTCTGCAACGTTCTCCTTTGTACCGGAAGATTACAGCAGGAATCATCGTGTCGTACTGGATTTCGCTCACGGGTTTTTGAACAGTCGGATTGGTACCACGAATGCGCACCCAAACCTTACCATCGTCGATACTCTTTTGGTCAATGCCACAAATATCACGCATCACTTATTACGCCTCCTCCCGCATCAAATAACGCGCAGAGATATACAAAAACTGTTTCAACGGCATCGCCTGCCGAGGAGTATCGCCAAGTACCTCATAATAAAGCGGCCCATGTGTCTGCTTCCGAACCACAGCATAATCTACCGCCCGACGAAGGAGCCTGTCCATTGCAATGGTGCTCGTGTGATACTTCACACACAGCTTTCGGTTGATGTCCACAATGGTTGGCGATTCATTGTTCTGCAGAGCGCTTTTGAGAATATCAATTGCGTCAATAAGAGCATCGAAGCCGCTCATCCAAACAGGTACACCCATGCTATCTACAAATTCATATGTAGTCATTTAGCTTTCATCATCTTCTTTCGGTATTTTTCGCCAAGAGCTACTACGTGAATATAAGCCATGGGCGTAAAATGCATGCCCATCTCCTTATTGATTTCACAAATAGCGCTCCTGATAGAGCTTTCGACCTTCTGCGGCGGAATTTCATGCTTCCGAGCAATCATAACGTAAATATCCGTCAGGCTTGTAGGTGTGAGTAAGCCAGATACCATCTGAACGCCGATTTCCACAGCCTCGTCAAGGTAGGTCACGACCGCACCTCCACGTCCGGCAGAATATCCGTGTGGAAGTAAAGCTTATAGTGGTACGGATCAGTATGAGTGCCGGTAATATCCTCAACAACATACATGGTGTACTCGTTCAGGTAAATATAGTTTTTCTTATACTCGTTCGGACCAGTCTTCACCGTGCATACAAGTTCGTTATTGTCATTGTTCGAGATAGACATAGCGCCTTCCATCTCGAGAATAACGTTGTCGGTACGCGCGTTATAGACCGTGATCCGGCGCTCAGCTTCAAAGTAGTTGGCCTGCTTGGAAATGTTCCGATTCACCTTATCCGCTTCGGAGCAGCTGCACAGAACCACACAGCCAACAAGCATCATCAGAGATACGGCAAAACAAATAATACGATTTTTCATAGTCTCACTCCACTTCCTTACTGATTTTCACGAGTTTAATGGCAAGCCGCAGAAGAAGCATCTGGATTTCCTGAGCGTTCTTGAGCATTGCCGAAATATCCTGCGTTGACGAATGACTTTTTACTGTCAAGGACACCCAGGTATTCGGGTTAAACGTTTCTGCATAGCTTACCAGCATATCCGCAAAGTCCTCGCCATTAAGACTGATCATAAATGTTCCTGTTGAGGTAGTATGGTAAATATTTACACCGACTGTAGTTCGGAACATTCCAAAACCGAACTCATCAAGTGCGGCAATATATCTTTCATCAATTTCTTTCATGCTTACTTCACCGTGCTCCCTTTCCCCGTCTGGTCATCCTTCGGCCAGAACGTGTAAATATCATCGAACACCACCGGGATCTTGCTCTGCAGCTCCTTCAGCAGCGGGCACATAAGTTCACGCATCTGAGGATGGGCCGCCACAGGAGTACGCAGTTTGAAGATGTTGCGCCACTCACGGTAGTTGGCAGTCACCACGATCTCGGTCTTCAGGCACAGGGGCAGCACGCAGCGAGCCTGTTCGGGACGATAACCGTTCATAAGCATCAAAAGATAAGTTTTTTCTGCTAACTCGCAGGATTCTACCCATTTACGATAGAACAGCCGATTCTCTTTTTTGTCGATATAAAACGGCTCTACAACAGTAATGCTTCCCCCAAATTTCTCTCCCGCATAGTTGCAGTACCGGGTGCTCTCCTGCGCAAACGAAGCAATGCGGTGCCGCACCAGCTCGTTGGCCACGCCACGGTCACAGGTGAACAGCACGGACAGCTGAGAATGCTCCAGCATAGCCTCATGACCCTGCTTCACCAGAAATCCCACCAGCTTCTTCGCCGATGAGCCATCTGGAACAATCTTGTCTTCGCTCTTATAGCAGATCCGCGCCACCCGCTCGATCTGCTGGAGCTCCTTGATACCCCCTTCAGAAATATCAGTGAGGATTTCGTACTTAGGTTCAACGATTTTCATAAATTGTTTACCTCCATAATATTGTTTGTATCGTTCAAATTCAGGCCGTCTCCCCTAACTTAACTTCACGGACTACCCGATCAAACTCTTTGATCTTTTTGATAATCGAATCGATGTCCTCAAAAGTAGGATTGGCGATCAAAACATCATCGTTCTGATAGATGCGGTTTTCGATTTGAATATCACACGGCTTGATATCATGTTTCAAACAGAAAAGTGCATCATAAATGAGAAGTTGCTTCATATCTGCCGGTTCATGCTTGGTTCTTAGAGCATGAATGCGCAGAAAATTGTTTGTGAAGTCAATTGCGTCGGCTATGTAGTAGCAGTTCTCAGAATAATAAAGCCCTACCTCAGGAATCATGTGAAAATCAATCGCGTCATTGATGTAAGCGTTGAGTGTCTTCTTGCTCTGAGGGAACTTTCGTCCAACTCTAATACTTCTCGCCGCATATGCGTGCGGATTCTTGATGCTGCTCTTAGGTTCAACGATTTTCATAATTAAATCTCCTTTTCATCAGTGAATCCACCATTTCGAGCTGACTGAGGCTCTTTCCGTTGCCCCTTTGTGAAACTATGTATCCGAGATGGGCCATTTGTTTATGGTCACAGGATTTCACTTTGGGACACTTCTGGCATTTTGGAGCAAGAATGGTGATTGCTCCAAAGTCTTCACTCATACGAAGTCCTCCAAAATATCGTTTAGAATCATGTCGATTACTTCGTTCAGAAAAGCCACCAGACGATACGGCCATGGCTCTTTTTTCTGATGTCGCATGGCGGGCGAAGAATGCCAGTCTTCATTTCGTCTTGAAAGTTCAGATTGGGAATAATTGTTTACAAGGCACCATGCACGCGCTTCATTTAATGTACAATCGCCGTTATTAAAGTGCCAAACAACATCATCAATTGTCCTACAATTCTCCAAAGTGATCCAATCATGACATTCATAATCCCAAGTTCTAAGCGGATAATTCGTATTCTTCACTGAAGCATACGGGATATTATCCGCGTACAGTATCACAACATCCTCATTTCGCTCAATTCCGAGGTATCCGAATTGCCGTATAGCTTCTACAGCTTCCTTGTAAGATACTCTTCCGTCATCCATCTACGCCACCTCACATAACGGTCCACATGAATCGCATGAGCAACATGGTGAGCGATATCGCCAATGCAATACCACACCCAACCAGAACTAGACATGCCAGCTGTCCAGCATAAAAGCACATCTTCTTGAAAAATTCGTCCATATTAGATTTCCTGCCTTTCATATCCGATAAAGTCAGCTACACCGATGTCGCCGTTATCACAGTTATGCCGTGCGTACAATTTCGGAACCAGTGCCATTCGTTCAGATATGTACTTTGGGGTTCCATTCGCACGCCTTATAAACTCGTTCATGTCCTTGCCAGCAGCGGTTCTCCCATGTGTCGTCACCGGGCAGAACTCCTTACCGCATTTCCTGCACCGGTAAATCTGGTTATACAGTTCCGCACTCATACGATAGCCCTCCTCGCAGCATCCAGTCGGCACTCAGCGGCTTGCAGTTCAAAGATAGCCGTCGTGATAAATGCTGGGTCGCAGTTCTCAAAGTGATTCCTAGCAATTTCCAATTCTTGTAGAGGGTTACAATATTTATGGACTGCGTCAATTCGAGCTTCACATTCTGGAATTCCCAACCAACGAGCCCATTCTTCTGTTGGAGATTTAATTCCGAGAAGCCATTTGATTGGTTTCGTCCAGGATATCTTGATAAACTCAGCGATTTTTCGCAGCATTTCTACACCTCCACATCTTTGTGACCTGACGAG